ATATCCATATGAAGTTTTAAATTACTTATTTTTATTTTTACTTCCTTTCTTTCTTCCACTTCCTGGCCCACCCATGATATTTCTCCTTAATAATTATATTTAAGTTGTCCTTTGTAAACCTTGAGTAATTATTTCATTCATATTCATAACATTATCAGCGAATCCATCTACAGTATAAGTATTAGAATTCCAAGTAACTGTTTCTATAAAAGTTCCACTAGTTATAGCTTCATTAAAATTATATTCTCCATAAGGAAAACATAAAACATGTGTACTAGTTAAAGCGTATTTTCCAGTTATAAATCTACTATTAGCTCCAACTTGCCATATAGCAGACCTAGAAAGAATAACTGAAGTTGTAGTAGTTGTAGTTCCTCCCATACCATCAGAAGCCTGTATAGTTTTATATATAGTAACTTCATTCTTTAAATTTAATAAAGATTTAAAGTTTCCAAACATCATTACATTAATCTCGCTATTATAAACGGCGTTAATTTATTTGTTAATTTTGCAGGATATCCATATTCATCTTCTTTACTATCCGCAAATGTTTCACTAAATGGCCCTAAACTATGACTTTTTATTCCAGCTGCATTATTATCTCTATAATCACAATCATACTGTATCATTAAAGCAGCTATTTGTTTTACTACCTCTGGCCATTGAACTACACTAAAATAAATTGCAGCCCTTTGGTTATTAAAAGTTTCATTTACTACTGAATAGCTACTTATTATTGTTAAAGTAGAATCAACTATATTATCTATAGTTTTTATTCCATCATTTCTATAACTTCCATAAATTAAAAAATCATCACCATCTTGGAAACCATAATTTTCCCATTTTTCAGAATCTAATACTATTGTTCCAGCTGTTTTATTAAAAGTTACATTAGCTTGAATACTTAATTCATCCGAATTAAAATAATTATTAGTAATTAAATTAATTCTATCTTGTACTATTTGTATATAATTTCCTGCTATTATAGTTCCAGCTGTTACTGAAATATTAGGAGCATAAACTGAAACTGCTGTAGCTGTTAAAATAGCCATATTTTTAATCCTAAAATAAAGGGGATATCTTTCAATCCCCTTTATTATTTTATTCAGTTACCCTAGGATACTGATAAGCCTCTATAGAAGCAGTACCAGTACCTACGAAAGAAAATACAATTGTTTTAGCAGTACAATTGAGGAATCGAGTTCCTTCAAAATCTTGTCCCCCAACAATTACTGATGCAGAACTAGCTATCACGGTTAAAGCTTTATCGCCTTGACCAATACTAGAATAAATAGTCCCATTACCTAAAGTAGGAGTTACACTTCCACCTACAGCAGTAATCCTAACAAATAAAGAATTAAAATCAATAGCTCCCTGTGCTGTAGATGCTTGTATAGTACAAGTCTCACTAGAAGCTACCTCAGTTACACCGACTATAGTTGTCCCTAGTAAACTAGGAGTGATTATAGTTAAAGTTGTGCTACCCATAATAAACCTCCTCTATTAACCAGCAGTTTCGGAAAGATATAAAGTTATTAAAGCATTAGGCCTTACAACTTTTCCACCATATAAATAAAGTCCTTTTATACCCTGATCAAAATAATCTTCCCTTTCTACAGGTTTAACTTTAGAAATCTGTCCAGCATAAGTAATAGCATTTTTTATACCAGCCATAATTCTATATTGGGTCCCATCATTAGAAACATTATTAGAAACATAAATTTTAAATCCTAAAGCTTCCCCAACAAAACCAGGAATTGCATCTTGAGTAGTAACTTTAGGAACAGCAGTAGCAGAAACTCCACCAACCTCAGCAAGTAAAAGTTTTTGGTGTACCCAAGGAGAAATTACAATCCAACGTAAAGCTTCAGGAACATTAGCTTCAGAAAGATAGCGGGAAGCATAAGAAATTGTTTCAATAACATTTCCAGAAGATACTGCAAGAGAAGTAGAAGGGGTTCCTACAGTTCCAGCAGATCCAACTACAGCAGCCTGGGAATACAAAGAAGCAATAAATTGATCTATTTTATCTGCTACAGCATAAGATGCCTCACTCATTGCGTCATTCATGATTTTAGGCTTTATCTGTGCAGTATCAATATCATCGACTGCAAAACTAAAAGATTGAGCTTGGTCAATTATTAAAGTTTTTTGTGCAGAAGTTAAAGCCTGCCAACTTAAAGCACCATACTTAGTATAATCCGATACTGTTATAGGACCAATTTCATTAATATGAACAGTATCACCGAATTGACTTATTTCACCTTCATATTCAGTATTTACAATATTCCCAAATACTAGAGCTTTTCTAAGCCTTACAAAAAGTTTAGCACTCCATATTTTAGGATTAAAATTCTCTAAACCCATATTATTTCTCCTATGCGGTTATTTGACTATCTAATTTTCCTGACATTTCTAATTCTATTAATTGAGCTTGTGTAAGGGAAGATAAATCAACTTTATCTTTATCATTTTGACTACCACCCTTAGGTTTAAAAGAATTAGCTGCCACGAATTCATCAATTGCTTTTTGTCTTTCTTTTTTTAGAAAGTCTTTTAATCTATTAGCATATAAAGCAAACTCTTCCGATGATTTAAAAGAAATACCCTCTACAAACTCTGGATTAATTCCTTCTTTATACGCAATTTCATTTATTTTAGCAATCTTTTTATCATTTTCATATTTTTCTTCAAGCTCTTTCATTCTTAAAGCTTGTTCTTTTATTTGTCTCTGCTCTGGAGTATCCTCCTTATTCAGTTCCATTAATTTTTCATTTACTCGTCTAGCAATTTCAGCTTCAACAGCTTTTTTATTTTTTTCATCATGAGTTTGAATAGCTTTAGTTGCAAAAGAATCAAGCTTAGGTTGTAAAATAGATAGACCCTCTTTAGTTTCTAAAAATCCTTTTACTACATCTGAATCAACAGGTTTTTCAGGAACTATAGTTTTTAATATCTCTAAAACTTCTGGATCTTCCTTTTTACTTTCTAAAAAAGATTTTACAGTTTCTAAAGGTAAAGAATTATTTTCATCTTCTTCACCAAAATACTGTAAATCTATCTTATCCCATACATTTTTACTTAGCATTTTTTTTACTCCTTGAACCAGTTAGTTTTTTTAATCCTTCCTGTTTCTTCTTTTCAGAAACTACTTTAGACGGTCTTCCCCGTTTCTTTTTTGTAGTTTCTTTTTCCTTGGAAACTAGAGCTTTCTTTGTAGTTTCAACAGTAGTATTTTTTCTATTTAATGCTTCCTGCCTACGCTCCCTAGCTGCAATTTTCCGTTCTTTTAATTTACCCATGATTTTTTCTTTATCCTCCAAAATTATTAAAATAAAAAAGACAGTTAAACTAAAATAGATAATTAAATCTATAATAGCTTAACTGCCTTCTGTTTACAGTTTGGCAATCATATCTATATAAATAATATATAATATATAGATAAAAAATAAAAGTACTTTAATTCATTAGTATAATTATTCTATTATTAAATATACCCCCAAAAACCTAAGACCCTACTTTACATATAACTTCAGGAAACATAGGAATATTTGGAGTAGAAGTAGTATACCATACCTTAGGATATGGATTTTCAGGTATATATGGAGGTATATTTAATTTATTTTGCTCTTTAAAAAAATTAGATAATTCACTTATTTCATCTAAAGTTAATTCTATTTCTTTTCCTGTACTTAATTTTATATTTACTATCATTTTTTACTCCTTTTTATATTAATATTTAGTATCATTAATATATATTTACCTTATTTCCATCACTACATATTGTCATATTTTCACTTTTCTTTTTCAACGGTATCTGATCTTTATCAATAGAACCTTTTTGAACATAAGTCACTTGTCCAGCTGTTATAGTAAATATTAAAGATACTTCACCAAATTGTTTTTTCTCTATTTCATTTTTAGCCCATCCAAGATAATTTTCTATGGTTGTTCCTGTAGTACTTATCATTTATTTATCCTTTTCATAATTTTTAATACATGAATCATTCTTTTACTATCTATAATAACATCATAACCTTGTTTAATCCTATTTAATTCTTCCTCAGTAAATCCTGCTATTTTTAATTTATTTAACCATATTCTATTATTTTTTTCTAAATTACTTTTTAAAAAATAATCTATAGAACTATTATTTTCTAAATTTATATAATTTAAACTATTATCAAATAAATGAAGTCTAGCAAAACTATGTTTATTTAAAACTATTTTACATTTAACTTCTATTAAAAAATCAAAAGCAGCACTAGAAACATCCCAAGGACAATATATTTCAAATCTTTTATAATCCCTATTAATATAATCAGATAATATTAAACTATCTGAATGACTACCACCAGAAGAAATAAAATATATAATTATATTTTCATTCTTATCTATTTTATCAATATCAGATAATAAAGTTTTAATACTTTTTTCATCTATTTCTCCATCAAATTTAATTGCTTTCATTATATTATCACTTCATCCTTAAACTTTACCTTATACTCCATTTCACTATATTTATTATTTATTAATTTTTCATAATTAGCTAATTGTTTTTCAATACTATTTTTTTGTATTTGTAAATCATTTATTTGTTTATTAATATCATTTAAATCAAATCTTAATTGTTTAATATTATCATTATAAGTTTCTATAGTGTCAACTATTTCATTTAAAGCTTTTCCAAAATCTGAATCAGGATCAATAGGCATTTTCATACTCCTTATTTCTTTTTACTCTTTTTTACTTTCTTCGGTAATTTCTTACCTTTGGGTGTTTCTTCCTCAAACTTTTTAGCTAATTTAGGATTAGTAGCCCATAAATATTTTCTTTGAGCTTTACTTTTTATTGGCATTATTTTTACTCCTTTATAATTATAATATAGTATCTCTCTATTTTTTTAACCAATCCGGATGAAATTTCTCTGCATATTTATTATAAGGCATATAGGGTAAAACGCCCTCAGCCCTAGTTCTCATTAATTGTAGAGAATATCCTTCAACTTCAAACCGTAAAGTACATCTACAATTGATCCTATTCCCTGCACTTAAATTAGGATCACCAGGATATAAAGCTTTCTCCCCTCCTAAATTAAAATAACCATCTTCCCCTCTTTTTTGTCCATCAGCATTTCTATGATCAAATCTAGTTTTTCCATCTTTAGTAGATGACCATACATCTATACCTTTTACTCCATTTTGTATAGCTCTTTGATATGCTATAGCTTGGCCTGCATTAATAGCTGTTTGTCCTTCTGTCCTAATTATAGTTATAGCTGAACTATATATTTTATTTAAAACTTTTTTTAAATCTCTAGCCATTTGATCATAACTTTGTCCTAAAGATATACCATTTAATAAAACTGACCGTATTCTTTTTTTAGATTCAGGACCATAATTTTTTAATGCTTCTTGTAATTCTATATTCTTAGGATTAGTAATATCAAATAAAGATAAATAACTTTGAGTATTTACATTTCCCCAAGATAATCTTAAACCAGTAGTATTATCAATAGCCCAGGCATAATGATAAAAAGATTCATTAAATTGAGAAGGTAATAATCTTTTTATTGTTTTTATATTAGATTTTAAAGCTGGATCTATTTTTTCTAATATTTGTTTTTCCATCGTACTATACTTATTATATTTAGTCATTTCAGTACGAGTCAATTTTCCATTTATAGCATATTTATCATATATCTTTTTCATTTCTCCATAAATTGAAGTTAAAGCATTTAATAATTGTTTTTGAACCTCCCTAGAATATTGAGCTTCTAGGGAAAGTAAATAATTAAAAACTTGATTTTCTAATTTATTTAAATCTGGCATTATTTATTTCCTAGAATTTCTTCCTTCGCTGCTTCCTCAGTATAACCATCATTAATTAAATCATTTATAGCCTGCTGTTGTTCTTCACTTATAGTATTTTCATCAAATAGATTACTGTCACCTATCATCATTTCTCTTTCTTCCATTTCCAATTTTAATTCTTCCTCTGGATCTGGTATAATATCTTCTGGCATTATTCCTATAATAGCTTTCCTACTAAACCCAGCATTCTGCATCACTAAAGCGGCTTGAGCAAAATCTTGAGCATTTAAAGGAATATTTCTTTTATGGTTTATTATAATCATCTTAGAATGATAATTTTCATTTTCACCTTTTAATTTTAAATAATTAGCTATTATATTTATCCTTTTATATAATCCAGTATCAAAATCTGCATCTGTACTAGATACTAAGTTTTCAAAATCAAACATTAATCTTAATATTGCTATTCCAGAAGCTCCTGTCATTTTTTCACTAGTAAAATCAGGAACATGAGATTGTATATGTATTTGATCCCTTAATTGTTTTCCTATGTGTTCTATAAAACTAGTTGGAATATCTTTTGTTAAAAACTTTATATCACCATCTCCAGGAATATTTTCAAATACTCTTCTTCTCTTTAATAGTTTTAAAGCCCAATTTAATTTTGTTGGGTCCTTTTTATCTAATGGATTAGTAAGACCAAACTTTTTCATTATTAAATAAGCAAAAGCAAATCTATCAAATTCATTCATGGAATCACTAAATAAAACATCATAAGCATCTATTAATCTTAAAACATTTTCAAATATTGATTGTATTTCATCTCCTTGATAAAATGCAATAATAGGAATTTCCTTAATTACATTCATTTTTCCTAATTCATCTATTTCTATTTTCCATTCATAATTATTATCTTTAAATATTTTAAAAGTATCTATTATATCTTTATAATAAACTTCTACTTTATATTCATCATCATTATCTAATTTATAAAATCTAATTCCTATTTTTAATTTGGGTTCTGGACTAAAATCATATAATACTATCATCTCTCTAGGATCGACTACAAAAAACCGTATAGTATTTTTATATAAAATATTTCCTTCTTTTACTTCTGTTTCTGAATCTATATAAAATAATTCATAAGACAATCCAAATATACCTAAATTTCTACCGTGCCTATTTGTTTTAATAGGTTCATCATTTATATCAAATATATCTGTTACTTCATTTAAAAATAAATCTTCCTCAGATACTTTTTCTATATCTAATTCTATTTTATCATTTTTCTTTTTTTCTTCTTTTGCTTTATTAGCTTTATATGTTAT